TCTTGTAGATGTTGTATCGCAATGCCCCTGACACAGCCGTCCATGTCAAGTCATTCGACGCGCCTGTCACATTCAAGTTGTTGAATACTGTCCCAGGTGGACTAGCAACACTTTCGTCAAACCCGTTTGTTGCAATAGATGTAATGACATAGAAGTTGTCAAGGTCTTGCGACTGGTTGGCGTACTGAACACTTCCGGTGTTAGGTGTTGCGGGTCCAACAGGTGGATTAGTGCTGTTAAAGTGTTCCCCGGTCGTGTAATACTGAACTTCTAATTTAGTAGCAGGAGTTGCTTTGTGGACAATCCAAAATCCATTTGCCTGTGTCATTCCAAGAACACCGCTAATTTCAACCGGATCGCCAGCAGACAAATTGTGGTCGGCAACCGTTGTAATCACCGCAATTGTGGCGTTTGTAATGCTCGAAATGTTGATGGATCGACCGCGATTCGCAGTTACCGTTGGCGCAGCAGGTGCTGCAACTGGCGACACAAATAAGATTGTCGACAGCGTCCATGTTGTTGCACCAAGCCGGCGCAATTCGCGTGGTGCGTAGTTTGGGTGGACAATGGTCAGCACATCGGCAGACTGCACATAGTGCAAGTCGAACAGGTCAGCCTCTGCGTACGGGGTAGGGATTTCGTATGCGGCTGAAGGAATCAAATACCAATACGTTGCATTGCTTGGCAGATTGCCTGTTGACGCAAGGATGCAGTAATAGTTTGACCCACCGGAACTTACAAGATCGCCCAACGAATAAACTTGGTTTGTCGTAATTGTTCCAGCACCAACACTTGTAATATTAATTGCCGCTCCACCAACAGTCAAAGAGAATTGAAATGTGTTTGTGGTTGCGCCAACAACATAATAAGTTGTGAGAGCAGACAAACCTGCTGGAATTGTTGTTGTGGATGCAATTTGGATAGGTGTTCCGTTTGCATAACCGTGCGCGTTGCTTGTCACAGTTTCTGTGGCAATATCAACAGCCGTGATGGTCTTTGTTGTGCTGAATGCGCTTGGAGTGCCAACTAACAGCGTTGCACCCTGCGTGTGGAACCGGATGTACCCATCACCAAGTTCAAGCACCATTGTTTGCGTTGTGCTGAACGTGAACGGGATCAGTCGAGTGCGCTTTGCGCTGTTCTTGACTGCTCGCACGAACGCTGTTCCGGGTCGATTCTCTGCCGGGCCTTGTGGCATGGCAATGAAGTTCCGTAACTTTGCCGCCCCAGTTTGGAACTTGACATCGTCAATGCGTCCAAACATCTCAGGCGACAACTCGCCGCCGGCGAACGAACGGAAGAAGGTGCGTGTCATCGGCATGTTTATCTTCCTGCTGACCAGGGAACGATGTGTTCCACCTTGATGTTTCGCATGTTTGAGTCACTTGTTCGCGCCTGAGACAGATACCCAGCCATCATCTGTAGGCATCGCTTCGCTTCACCTGACCCGGTGTCGCCCTTGATGATCGGCCCGGCAAGCATTGATGCCAAGTGCCAAGACAACGTCATTACAAACAGCGGCGTGAACTTGGTCGGGTCGGAAACAAGTGACTGATACCGGAGCATTGCACTTGCCTGGTTGGTGTAGATCACACCTGCACCAAGGGTGTCAGCCTCAACGGCGTACGGCTGCGGGACGTACTGACCTGCGGAAATAAGCGGGGCGTAGTTGTGTCCAAACGCAGGGCTGTCGGTAGGGACAAATTGCGTTGCGTAGTCGTTGGCAGCGTCAGGGGGCAGCACACTGACAATGGTCACGCAGTCACCAGGCACTGCGTATGCGTACTCCCACTCAGGCCACACGTTGGTCACCTGTGCAAGATTGACACGCTTAGAACCAAAGTTCCAGTTGTGCATTTGCAGGAGCGAGTCGCGAGCAATGGGGTAGAAACGATGACACAACCCGGCTTGAAACGATGCTTCAGGCGGGTTGATGCTTGAGACTGTCGCCTCATCCCCGATGTGTGATAAAGCGAGGTTACAGACATCAATTTCTGAACTCAATGTTATCGGCTCCTTTCAATGTACGTAATTGCGCGGGCAAGCGTCAAAACGTCATCTCCAAAATGTCCAAGTCCAATATTGCAATAATGGCAAAGCAAACCGCGTATTTGGCCAGATTTATGGCAATGATCAACATGAAATACAGGGCCGCAAAGTCCAACCTTTCCATTAGGTTCTAATGAACCGCAAATTGCGCATCCCATACTTTGCGCTGCAAGCATGGTGTCGTAGTCCAATTCCGACATTCCGTAAACTCTTTTTAACATTGCACGCCGAAGAATTTTGGAATTGTTAAGCGGATTGGCAACTCTTCGTGCTTTGGAAAGTTTGCACGTACACAATTTGCATGATGACTGTACGCCGCCAACAGCCTTTGCATGTTTGGAGAATTCGCTGCGCGCTTTGTATTGCTTGCAGGTAATGCATTTCTTTGGATCTTTTCCAACATAACCCATAGAAACCTCCTAGAAATAAGGGGGAGCCGTGGTTTCCCAGCGACTCCCCCCATGCGGCAAATCAAATCAAAGGATCAACCCTCGTCAACGTCCGCTTCATCATCCGAAGACTTACGCTTGCCCTTGGCTTTCCACTTCCTTCCGGAAGCATCAACCGTTGGCTCGCCGTTGCCTGTGCCTGTAACCAATTCGACACAGTCATTTGAATCTCCGTTGTACTCAAAGACATCACCTTCCTCGCGGATGGAGTTGTCGATGTAGCACTTCACTTTGGCGCGGTACATTGGCATGATTGGTTCCTAATTAAGCAACAGTGAATCCGGATGGGTAGAACTTCTTGCCATCTTGGATGTCGGAAACAAGATCAACCTGAACCTTGACTGCACCAACCGTACCACTGACGGTGTAGTAGGCAGATAGCCAACGCTGTCCAATCGAACCAATGATCCCTGGGATTCGCATAACGATCTGCGTACCACCAGTGGTGTATGGAGCGGTTCCTGTTGGAGCAATAAGAGTCGTTCCAACATAAGCAGCACTTGACACAAGAGTTGTTGCTGAACTCATTGCCTCGGCAGCAGACGACTGAATTGAGAAAGTGACAGTACCAGCACCAGTGCCGGTGGTTGTTACCGTCACAACGGCGTACAGGTCAGTTCCCTGTCCAATATCGCGAGCCTGTGACAAGTCAACAACGTTGGTTGACACGCGGCTTGCAGTAATTGCCCCGCCGTCAGACGCTTCAAACTGAAAGAGTTTATCGATAAACATGTGCGTAATTCCTTTCTAGGAAATTGATTTAGGAAACTTCTGACTCGGTGTTGATGAGCGAATCGACCTTGCGGATTGGAACGCCTTGGAACGACAGCCATGAGTTTGGCATACCAAACTGCGAAAGACCTTCGTTGACCTTCAGAACATACTGACTCTTGTCCATCGCCTGGATGGCAAGACCACTATGAACAGTACGGTTCATGTAGAAGGCAGCGCGACCCATTGACAGATTTGGGATGCGATACAAGGCGCGGGACATCATCTTAATAATGTTGCTTGCAGAACTTGCCTGCTGACCGTTTGTACCGGCAATCAAGTCGGTGGTGTTGATGTTGCAGATACGAACAACATAACGCCAATCCTTCACAACAAGACCGTTCTTCCACTGATAGCGGGTCGCATACGCTTGCATGCGGTTGCTGCTGTCATAAACGGTTTGTTCGCCAAGATCCTCATGCACAAGTCCTGCCTTGGAACCCTTCGGGAACGGGCAGTACACGGTGTTGTCGCCCCAGACAACGAGGTACACCGAAGTGTTTGCGGTGGCTGAATATGTACTAGAACCCTTAGCACTCAACACGTTTGCGCCGTTGCCAGCCGAGGTGGACGAGTAACGAGGAGCAAGACCAAGGTACGCCTTTGGTTCAGAGGCAGGATTGCCGTAGAACATGGTTTGCGCCTGAGTCTGATTCATCGCCTCAAGGAATGCGGTGTCTTCGGACAAACGGAACTGAGCCGTGTTGCCGTTGAGCATTGCAAGATCCTTGTCAACTTCGGAGCGAGCCTCAAGCATGCCGCATGCTTCGTCAACCTGTGCGGAAGTTGACTTGCTGTTTGGGATGCCCTGATTGAGTGCGCGCCAGTACACGGTCGGAAGACCAGTACGAATGACTACGCGCTCGCCGGTTGGCAGATTGCCTTCCTTGAACACAGCGTCCTCAAGGATTTCGTTGGTTTGCGAAAGAAGTTCAGCGATAATTGGGACATTACCGTTTGGATCGGTTCGCTTTGCCCAGTCAGCGAGAGTAAGGTTGGTTGCAGAAAGAGTTGCCATGTGAATGTTTCCTTATAAATTAGGACTGTTTGGAATAAAGGAAGGCTGCTTGGCTGGCGAAGTCTCGCGGCCGTCCCTGTGTAGGGGCTGCACCGTTTGCCTGTCCAACGTAGCGGTCTTCAGAAATTGACTTACCCGCTCGGAACATAAACCGGATGAACTCCGGGTGATTTCCAAGACCGGATTCGTTCAGTAGTGATCGAAGTTCAGGTGTCCCGAACTGGTCGAGTGCTTTCTTCGCGGTGGACA